TCTCAAGCTGGGCGAGGAGCGGAGTGACGAGGTTCTGCACCTTCTCGCGGAACTGCGAGTAGACGTTCTTGAGCAGACCAGTCAGCTCCGCATCGGTGATGATCGTAGGAGCGGGCATTGGAATGAAAAGCTAGAGGTTAGCGAAAGGATGAGAGGATTTCCGACATCGCGGAATCCAGCGCATCATCGACGGTCGCCGCCTTGGCGACCTTGGGTTTTGCAGGGGCACTGCTCGCGCGACCCACGGGCTTGGTGGCCTGCCCCACCGCCCGCTTCGCCTTCTGGGCCTCGACTTGCGCCTTGGCGGCCGCGTGCTGCGCCTGCTCCAACTGCGGAGAGGGGGCAGATTCGCTGCGCCGGGCATGGGTCATCTGTGCCCAAATGGCGAGGTCATTCACGATGTACTGCCGAGCGGCTTCAAACTGTGACGCGGGGAGGTAGGGCTGGCCATTCGGCCCGACCTGCGCGTGCAGTTGCATGGCATACGCCATCCGCTCTTCCAACTCGTCGGGTGATACCGAAGGCAGCGCATTGGCAATCAGCTGAATGGCTGGCTTCACTTCCCCGTCGTAAAACACCTGCCCCTGTCGGGTGATCTCGCTCATCTGAGATTGCACCTTCAGGTTCTGAATCTCGCGCTCCGCCCGCTCGGCCCGCTTCTCCGGGCTGTTCTCCGCCTGATAGGCGTCGCGGACGGACAGGAAAAAGTCCTCATCGGAGAGGATACGCTCTAACTGGCGCTCCCGTTCGTCGATGAGACGGTTCAATTCGTCACGTTCCTGCTGCAACTGGAGCGCCTGCTGCTCCGTCTGCCGCACTTTCTGCTCGCGCTCCTCGTTGTAGACCCCGAACTGCGCGAGTTTGACCACCTGGTCGAGTCGATCCTGCCGAACCTTCCCGTTGGCCTTGTATTCGACGATGAGAGCAGGGATTTCGACCTCGCCCTCCGCGTCTTTCAGCGTAAATTCGGTCGCCAGCTTGTCTTCGACGACCGGCACCGCCACATAGCCCTCTGGAAGCGCCGAAGATTCGGGCGATTCCTCGGATTCGGCCTCTGGCGTCGCCTCTTCGGCGGCCTCGTCAGGCGTTTCTGGCGTCTCTACGCTGGTTTCTGGGGTTTCGACCTCGTCCACTGGGCTCTGCGGCTCCGTTTCGGGCGCGGGTGTCGGCGTTGGCGCCGGCAGCGCGGCCTCCACGGCTTCCGTGAGGGCTTCCTGGATGTCCACACTAACTCCTTAGGCGTCTGCCTAGGCTTGACGGGACAGGATGTCCGCCTGACGTGCGGCCACCTCCGCCTCTGGCGCCCCGCCCATCTGCTGCTGGAGCATCGGGGCGACACCAATCGGGGGGTTTCCGGACGCCAGCGGCAACTGCCCCGGCGGGAGAGAGGGCACACTAGCGGCGCTAGGGCCAGCCGGGGGGTTGCCTGCCATCGGCGGGGCTCCACCCCCCTGCTTCTGCATGGCCTGATTGGCCAAAGCCGTCCACCGCTCCTGCGCGGTGGCAATCACCATCGGATCGAGGTCGTCCTGCAGCAGAATCTCCCGCTCCAGCACGTCCTGATGAATCGCTTCGTTGTCCTGCCACCGCATCTCGGGCGCTGGCGTGCCCATCCGGATTGCGTCCGCCACCCGCTTGGCCCGCGCCTCCTGGTCCTCGTCCGGGGTATTGATGTCCTTGGCGACCGCAAACAGTTGCCGACGCCGGTACTCCTTCGCATCAATCACGCCCGTCTGGAGCCAGTTGTCGAGCAGATAGAGCCGGAAGGCCATCGGCATCGGCATCATCGTGGATGGCTCGACCTTGACATCCGACTGGCCGTCGAAGTCCGTGGTGCTGACCGCCCGCGCGAGGTCCGGCCGGCCCTTGCCGACCGCCCCGAGCGCCCGAGGCACATCGTAGCCCCACGCCATCGCGGCCATCGACACCTTGCACCAATCGGTGTAGGCGTGCGCCAGCGCGTTCACGGAAGGGCTGAAGACCCGCTCCAGCTGCTCGCGGCTGGCAATGATGGCGCGGCCCGACTCGCCGGTCACCTGTCCCCGGCTGACCGCGTTCCAGCCTGACGCATCCTCGAACGCCGTCTTCTCCAGCGCCAGCGCCTCCTTCACGTCCTGCCCGACCGAGAAGCCCTGCACCGGCTGGATGGACTCGCCCATCGGCCCAGCGCCCCGAATCTCAATCATCGAGGTCACGCCGCCCATAAACGTCTCGGTGGCGATGGCGTTCGGCCGGGTCAGGAAGCGCCCGCCCGCGTTCACGCGGATATTCTCAATCCACTTGGACAGCAGGGCGTTGATCCGCATCTGGTGGTCAATCCACTGCTCCATCACCGGGCGTGGGTAGTACGAGGGGTCGGACGACCCATCGCGGACCGCGACCACCGGGATGGTGTTCCAGAGGAGCGGGCTCGGCCCGAAGACCACCTTGTCCCCGACCACGATGAGGTGCAGGCCCTCCGGCAAGGCATCCGGGTGCGGCGCGACGTAGATCGTGAACCGCTCGGTCACATCCTCATCGCGGAGCCGCTGGCCCTCGCCAATCGTGGTCTGCGTCAGCACCCACGCGCCAATCCCCTCCGAGCCGGAGTAGGTCGGCGCATTGCCCGTTGAAAGCGTTGTATCCGCCGCGTCCAGCCCCGTCACGCCGTAGCGGAACGCGGCCTCGGCCCGGCTAATCACCTCGCGGACCACGACCCAGTGCGGGGCCTGCGTGGCCGTCGCGTTCGGGCTGACGCGGACCTGCTCGACCCGGAGGGTCTGGCAACCGATATCGCCCAGCGGCTTCTTCTGGCCCGGCATCTCGCCCAGCCGCTCGTCCCACGGCCCACGATCCGGGTCCCAGAACATATGCCAGAAGCTCACGCCATCCGTCTGCGCCCAGAACGCGGCCTCGCGGGAGAGGCGCGGCATCTGCTGCTGGTCGTGCTGGTACTCCAGCGCCAGCTGCTGCGCCTGCGCCTTCCGCTTGTCCTCAGGGTCCTGCGTGGTCGGCGTCACCGAGAAGCCGGGGCGCTGGTCCACGAGAATCTGCAGGCGCTGGTCGAGCGCCTTGTCAATCATATTGTAGACCACCCGTGCCGCATCCCGAGGGCGAGCCGGTTCCCGCCACGGCCCGAGCCCGTTGGCCGAAATCCACTGCTGGCCTGCCCGGAAGAGCCGGTTCCGCTCCACCAGGTGCAGGTGCATCTGCACCGCCTCACGGCGGGACTCCCACAGCCCTCGCGCCCAGCTGGCCCACGCCGCCATATCCTCGGCGGTGCTTTCGTCTGCCCCAGGGTAGTCCGCCCCGTAGAGCGCCCGCTGGAGGGCCGACATATCCTCGGCCGGCGTCTGGCCGTTCTCCTCCGGCGGGTTTGGCGCGACCTCGGCATTGGGGTCGGTGGGGGCGTTGGAGAACCCCTCCATCGCGCGCTCGAAGGCATCTCCGAGCAGGGCGTCCATATAGGGAATGGTCATAGTGCGGTGGGGTTAGTCCAACTGTCCAATGCCGAAGGCACTCCGGACCTTGTTCCAGTCCTTGAGTTCCTCATATCGCTCCCGAATGGCGCGGAGCACCTCTTCCTGTGCCCACGCCGCCTGCTCCTGCATCGCCACCGCCTGCAGATCGTTGGGCACCTCGACCGGCGCGGGCGGCAACAGCGCCTCTGCCGTGGCTGGCGCAAAGCGTAGGGCCACCGCAGCGGCTTGCCGGATGGCGTACACCGCCACGCCGGCCCAGAGACTGTGAATCAGGAGCGCAAGCACGACTTACTGATACAGGGTGAAGCCGCGCAGCACCACCGTCGAGCGGGTCGTGCCACCCACCGCCGGGCAGGTAATCTCGGCCGCCGCGTTGATCCCGCAGCGCACCGGCGCCCCGAAATTCACCACGATGGGCGAGAACGCTGCCGCTGGCAGTTCCACCCGCTCCACCGTCGTCGCGCCATCCGTGATGGTCACACTGACGGCCGTGCCAGGAGCCGCCGAGCACGACACGCTGTAGCCCGTGATGAAATGCCGCTGGTTGGCCACGCCCGCCTTGGTTGCCGTGGCAGCTGCGTTGGTGTTTTGCGTGGCCACCTCGGACCACTGCGTGATGTATCGACCGGCGTACTCAGACATACTCCCTCAATCGGTTTGATTTCTTCGGAACAATGTGGTCAGCAGGTCTGCCACCACCGGGGGAACATACGAGGTGGCGAGGGTCGCTGCCGCCGTGAGCGTTCCTGCCAGAGCCTGCGGAATCCGCAAGGCACCCGCTAAGAGGCCCGTCATCGTCAGCGTTCCCGCCAGTGCAACCAGCGTATCCAGCACCGTCGTCAGCGCCCCACTCATCGTCAACGTCCCACTCAACGCCAGCGGAGTGGTCACGTTGACCGTGAGCGCCCCGGCCATCGTTAGGGTGCCGTTGACTGCCTGCGGCGTCGGGGGCGCGCCCTGCGACTGGAGCAACAGGAGCAACGACATTTATCGCGCCCACGGGATGATGCCCCGCCCGATGACATCGACCAGCGCCGTTGCTGGCGGGTCATACTCGTAAAACGTGATGATGCGGTACACGCCCGCGTCACCACCCAATGCCGTCTGATTCTGCGATACGTTATTCGTCGCCGCCGCCGTCGTCTGAATCTGGTACGCATACGTCGAGGACATATCGTTGCCTGACGTGTTGCGGTACTGCGCCGACAGCGAGGTCTTGACCCAGTTCGTCCCCGCTAACGTGCCCCAGGTGTTGTCGTCCGCCGTGATCCATGTCGCCACCGACACATTGCTGGCGTTGACGGGCGTACGGCCCGGAATGGTCACCGTAAACGGAGTGGTCGGGGCCGCAAACGTGCTGGTCGTTTCGGCGGTATCGACCCCGAAAATCTTGCCAGTATCGGTAGGGCTGAACACCAGCATCACGACGTTGGTGTTGGTCCCCGCCGAGAAGTCAAAGCGCGGGTTCGCGCTCCACGTCCCGTTATACGTTGCCCAGAACGCCGCTGTCGCGTTCGTGGTCCCGTCCACCACACGGCCCAGTGTATTCCACGACTGCCCGCCGTTCACACCCACCGAGAACGTCGCCGTGCCACGCTGATAACAGGTGACATACACCAAGTCCCCAGCGGTCATCGAGGCCGGAGGCGTCACGGTAATCTGCGTTGCCGTGCTGGTCCCGTTGTCTACCGGAACCGAGGAGACGCCGTGAAACGTAATGGCCACTTACGACTCGATGGTAAAGTAACTAAACGTCACCACCACGGACCCGCCAACGGGATCTTCGCACGTCAACCGCAGCTCTTCGCCGTCAGCCCCGATGCCCAGAATCCCCGCGCCGGCCCCAATCACCATCCCCGACCCCGGCGCAATCCCGTCGTGGTCGAGCAGAATCCCGTCCGCCCCGGTCAGGGAGTCGGCCGGAATGGTCGTTGCCCCAAAGCCGATCTTGACCGCGACCGCACCCGTATTCGCTTGGTCGCAAGTCACGGCCATCGCGGTGACGGCTACCT